CTCGCGGCAATCTCTCTCCCCCAATCCCCGCGTCTCGCACGGCTACGGTGGCCCGGGTTCGGAATTCGCACCAAAGTGGGCGGTTTCGTGCGAATGCCGACGACGACCCGCAGGACCCCAACTCCCAGCTGAGTGGCGACTATTCAGCGGCGATGCAAGAATATGCAGATGGCCCTCGCGACTAGCCCGCCCCGTGCAGCGCGCCGAGCGACGTCGGTCGTCTTCGGCTCGGCTACCCCGCGGATCGCCCCTCCCGTTCCCGCTCGCTCGCGCTGGAAGGAGTTCTCGGCCTTCTCGGCGGATCTCGGCTGGAAGCTGCGGCCCTGGCAGGACACCGCTGCCCGCTACCTGACTGCTGAGGCCCGCGACCAATGGCTCTACCGCGAGGTCGCCATCATCGTCGCCCGCCAGAACGGCAAGACCACGATCCTGGTTCCGCTCATAGTGTCCCGCCTCTTGGCCGGCCAGCGGATCATGCACACCGCCCAGAACCGGGAACTGCCGCGGGAAGTCCACATGATGGTCGCGGACCTCATCTCGGACAAGTTCTCGGATCAGCTTCGGTCGCGCCCCCGGTTCGCCAACGGCCAGGAAGAGATCCGCCTCCGCAACGGCGGTGTCTATCGGATCGTCGCTCCGACGCGTGGTGGCGCCCGCGGGCCTTCGAACGACCTCGTCATCGTCGACGAGCTTCGCGAGATGGTCGACCACGACTTCATCGCTGCGGCGAAGCCGACGCTGACCGCCTCGCCTCGCCCGCAGATGGTCTATCTCTCCAACGCCGGGACCGAGGATTCCGAGGTCCTGAACGCGATCAAGAAGCGTGCCGGGGAAGATCCGTCGCTCGCGTACCTCGAGTGGTCCGCCGCTCCCGAGCGCGATGCCGACGACATCAAGGGCTGGATCGAGTCCAACCCTTCCCTCGGCCACGATCCCGCCGTCCTCCTGACGCTGCAGAACGAGTACCGGACGCACTCGCTCGCCGGCACGATCGGGATCTATGAAACCGAGCACCTGTGCCGGTGGGTGGTCACCCTCCAGCCGCGTCTCGTCTCGGACGCCGTCATCGCCGAGGCACGTCAACCGCTGGAGGTCCCCCGCCGGCCGGTGCTCGGCATCGGCATGGACCCCAACGGGACCCGTGCCGCTGCCGTCCTCGCCTGGGTCCAGTCCGACAGCAGCGTGGCCTATCGGGTCCTCGCCGATGTCCACGGCTCGCCGATCGACACGGCTCGGTTCGGGAACGATCTGCGACTGGCCGCGACCAAGGCGGGCGTTATGCAGGTTGGGTTCGATCCGCAGACCGACGCCGAGCTGGCGAAGTTCTTCAAGAAGCCAGAGTCCGTCAACGGTCAGAAGTGGGCGAACGCCTCGGCCCAGTTCGTCAACCTCGCCGAGGGGGGCAGGCTCCGCTGGGACGGTTCCGGCGTCGTGTCCGAGGACCTCGTGTGGGTCACCCGCAAGACCAGCCCGGACTTGCGCTCGTTCACCGCCGTGCCCGCGTCCGACGATCGCGCGATCCCCGCGGCCCTCGCTGCTATCCGGGCGGTGTGGCTTGCCTCCGGGCCAAAGCCCCCCCGCCCGAGGATCTACTGATGCCCGAGCTGAACTGGCCGCGCATCCTGACGAACCCGCGACCGGCTGGCCGGGCGCCTGCGGATTGGGCCCGCGTCGAGCGGTCCAAGCTCCACGATCGTGCCGTCGTCGAGCGACTAGGCGTCTGGGAGAAGTCCGCCAAAGCCGCCGGCCGGTTCGTTACCTTCGCCCGCGACGGCGACCATGGACTGTTCGAAGCGTGGCCGCTGCACGAGCGCGCGATTGACTCATTCACCGAATACCCGGGCCTCCAGGAGCAGCTCGCGGCCGCGTTCGGCGTCACCTCGCGGCCGTGGCGAGTTCCCAGCACGGGCGACGCCCTTGGTGTGCCGGCCATCCTGCGGGCCGTCACGCTCATTGCGAACACGACGGGCAGCCTGTCGCTCAACGCCTACCGCAACGGTCGCCGGCTCTCCGAGAACGACCGCCCCCGGCTGATCGTCCGCCCGGACCCGTTCCAGACGCCTCGCGACTTCTACTCCAGCACGGCGTACTCGATGGCCCGCTGGGGAGAGGCTTGGTGGTGGGTCGCCAAGCGCGACGGCGACGATTCGGTGCTGTCAGTGATCGCCGTCCCCCCGCGGGAGGTCACGGTCGAGGACAACCCGCGCGATCCGCTCCGCCCGATCATCACCTGGCGCGGGCAGCGGATGCGCAACGAAGACATGCGCCAGATCTTCCTGCTCCGCGAGCCCGGCGAGCTCCGGGGCAAGGGCCCTCTCCAGATTTGTGGCGCCGCGACGTCCGTCGCCGTCGAGGCTCAGGAGTGGGCGGCGAACTTCTACGCCTCCGGCGGCTATCCGAACCTCTGGATCAAGGCCGCCACCGACTTGTCTGGTGACCCGGACGAGTCCGACGAGTACGGACGCTCGGAGGCCGAACGGCTCAAGGCTCAGTGGACCGCGTCACCCCCGAACACGCCGAAGGTCACCGACAGCTCGATCGAGAGCATCGAGCAGTTCGACCCGAACCCGCAGGGAGCGCAGATGCTCGACGCGCGGGATCACAACAACGGTGACGCGGCGCGCATGTTCGGGCTCCCGGGGTCGCTCCTGGAGTACCAGACGGGCGGGTCGAGCCTGACCTACCAGAACCTCGAACAGGAGATGACCAAGTTCCTCCGAACGTGCCTCATCCCCAACTACCTCGAGCCGATCGAGCAGGAGATGTCGGACCTCCTGACCCGCTCGACCATCGCCCGGTTCCACGTTGATTCCGTGAACCGTGCGGACATCAAGACCCGGTACGAGGTCTACGGCCTCGGCATCGACTCGGGCGTCTTGACCCCCGAAACCGCCCAGCAGATGGAGGGCATCGTGCCCGGAGACGTTGACAACGCGGCCATTCCCTTCGCCCCGCCGGCCGCCTTCCCGTCGGTGGTCCCGATCCAACAGCGGAGCCTGTCGGACCTGCGGTGCTCGTCCTGCGGGCGCCTCGCGGGCAAGGTCGCCGGGGCCGCCGAGATCAAGTGCTCGCGCTGCGGGCAGATGGTGGTGGCCGCGTGAACATCCTGCATCTCCACCCGGGCCCCGACACCGGGGGCCAGAGCGTCGCCGGGAAGCGGGTCCTGGAGGCCGCCGGGCACACGGTCCGCGTCTTCACGCACCACCAGCACCCGTTCGGTTACGCCGCGAGCGAGAAGTGGGAAGACGACCTCGTCCGCGACGCATTCCGGGACGCCGACGTCGTCATCGCCCACAACGACGCGACGGTCATCAAGCCGTTCTGGGACGGTGGCCCGAAGAACATCATCGTCCACCACCACGGCACTCGGTTTCGGACCAACCCCGGCCCCATCTACGCGATCGCCGCGGCGATCGCCGCGCGACAGATCGTCTCGACGGTTGACCTGCTGCTGTCGGTCCCCGACGGCGGGCGGGCCGAGTGGTTCCCGCAGGTCGTGGACACCGACCGGATGCGCCATATCCGTGACCTCCACCGCCCCGGAGCCGGCCGCCCCCGGATCACGCACGCTCCGACCAACCGCCAGGTCAAGGGCACGCGTTTCGTCGTGCGGGCCAGGAAGCGGCTGAAGGGCGAGTACGACTTCGTCATCATCACGCGCCAGCCGTGGACCATGTGCCTGACGATCAAGGCCACGTCCGATCTCTTTATCGACCAACTCATCCTCGGCTACGGCAACAACGCGATCGAGGCCTGGGCGATGGGGATCCCGGTCTTGGCCGGTGCCACCGACCCCATCGCCGAGGCCATGCGGCGCGAATTCGGCGAACTCCCGTTCTATCGGACCACGCCCGACATGCTCGTTCCGGACATCCGAACGATTCTCCGCGACTCGGACATCTACGCCCGTCTCGTCGAAGCGGGCACGCGCCACGTCGAGCGATACCACGCCCCCGAGGCCTGGCTGGAACGGGCGATGCGGCTGTACTCAGGCGAGCCGGTCCACAAGCGCCGGACCCGCCGAAAGCCCCTGCCGATCGAGGAACCGGCGGCCGCGTAATTTCGGCTCTTGACGTGCCGAAACCATCGCAGCTACGCTAGCAAGCACAACTGAACAGCGGGCACGAGAGCCGGCGAGCTCCAGCCTGAGACATTCCTAGAGGACCTCTGAGCCCCTGTGGCTTGGAGGTCCTTTCGTTTGACCGCCGAAGCGCCCACCACCGTAACCGAAGAGATTGAGTCGCAGGTCGAGATTGACCGCGACCTGCACGAGACGGCTTTCGAAGCCGACCTGCAGATCCGCGACCTCGGCAAGCGCGAGATCGCCCTCCGGCTCCTGCCGTGGGACGTCACCCGCGTTGGTAAGGCCGGGCCCGAGCGATTCGTCGCCGGGGCCTTTGACGGCATCGACCCCTCAAACGTCGTGCTCCAGCTCGAGCACCTTGACCCGCCCGCGGGCAAAGGGATCCGGCTCGAGGAGCGCTCCGACGCGCCGTACATGGTCTTCAAGGTCGCGAGCACCCAGCGCGGCGACGAGATCTTGGAGCTCGCCAAGGAACGGATCACCCGAGGCGCCTCTGTCTCGTACTACGACGTGCCCGGCGGCACTGAGATCGCGTACGAGCAGGGCCGCCGAACGCGCGTGGTTCGCAAGGCGAACCTCGTCGCCGTGTCGACGACATGGCGCCCCACCTGGGAGCAGTCCGCCGTGCTGTGGATCCACTCCCGCCCCGAAACCACCCATGAGGAGATTCCCGTGCCCGAAACCGCTGCCCCGGAGCAAACGGCCCCCGTCCAGGACCCCCCGCCGCCGCCAGCGGCCGACCTCACGCCGCTGCTCGATGCGTTCCGCTCGCAGTCCGAACTGCAGGAGCGCTCGCAGTCCGCATTCATCGAGCGACTCGGCAAGCTCGAGGAGCGCTACCGCTCCGAGATCGTCGTGCCTCCCAGCCCCGGGGAGCCGGAGAAGCCGACGCTCTACGGCTGGGCGAGCATGGCCACCCGCATGCTCATGCGGCAGCCCGTCAGTGCCAAGGAACTGCACGAGCGCCAGCTCGACGACGTCATCACCCCGGACAACCCCGGCCTCGTCCCGCCGGCTCTTCGGAACGACCTCCTGATCGGTGTCGTCAACCGCCGGCGTGCGTTCCTGCAGTCGACGACCCAGATCGCCACGCCCGCGACTGGCATGTCGATCGAGGTCCCCGTGCTCTCGCAGCGAAGCACCACGGACGTCCAGGCCGACGAGAAGACCGAGGTCGAGAGCACCGCGATGCAGGTCACGCTTGCGTCGTTCCCCTCGATCTCGATCTTCGGGGCTGCGGACGTGTCGATCCAGATGCTCCGTCGCGCCGACCCCTCGTTCATGGACCTCCTGATGCGCGACCTCGGGCACGACTACGCCCGCAAGTGCGACGTCAACGCCATCGCGTCGCTGTTCGCTGCCGGCACCACGCCGGGCACGGGCAACATCGACCCCGAAGACCTCACCATCGGCGAGGCCTGGGAGAACTCGATCAACGCCACGGACGAGCCGCCGGACACGATCTGGCTCTCGGCCAAGGGCGTCTCGGCGTTCATCAACGCGAAGGCCGACGGGTCGAACGCCCCGCTGTACTTCTCGCTGAACGCCCAGATCACCGCCGGCAACGGCCCGGGCGGCGACGTCAGCGCTCTGCGCCCGGTCTACGTGCCGGCGTTGAGCTCGACGGGCGTCGACGTGATGATCGGCCCGTCCAGCGCGTTCGTCTGGGCCGAGGAAGGGGACATCACGCTCACCGTCGATGTCCCGGCCAAGGCCGGCCGTGACATCGCGCTCGGCGGGATCCTGTTCTTCGTTCCTCGCTACCCGGCCGCGTTCACCACGTACGACCTCGGCAGCTGACCGATGGCGGAATGGCCGGAGCTGGAAGAGCTCAAGCAGGTCCTCGACGTCACGTCCGAAGAGTGGGACGGGACGGATGACGACACGCGGCTCACCCGGCTCCTGGCCGCCGCCATCGCCCGCGTCAAGGAAGACGTCGGGGCCTGGGACGAGGAAGCCGACGAGCCGGACGAGAGGCTCGCGCAGGCGGCGCTCCGGATGGCCGAACTCCTCGCCCAGCGGCCCGAGCCGACGATCGCCCGCCGGACCGGCACGACGCTCGCCGAGATCGCGACCGACCCCACCTATCAACGCCTCTTGTTCGGCCATCGCCGGAAGTTCGGAGTTGCCTGACCCATGAGTAAGAACACCCTCGCTGCCATCGCCAAGCGGGAGCGCCGGAAGCGCGCCTGGGGCACCAAGACGCCGACGCGCTCGAAGCCGCGGCCGCGGCCGGCTGCCACCCCGAAGCCTGACGCCGGCGCATGAAGGTCCGGGGCTCGAAGGAGCTGCGCGCTCGCCTCGTGGCGTTGAAGCGCGCCTTCAAGCCCATCGGGCGCAAGTGGGGCCGGGCGGCAATCGACGTCGGCCGGCCTCTCGTGCCCATCAAGACCGGCCGGCTCCGGCGATCCATGCGGATCACGTCAAACACCCAGACCAAGACTCGCGTCGGGGCCCACTACTCCGCGTATTTCGTGGACAAGGGGCCCGTCGCCCACACCATCCTCCCGCGCAGGGCCAAGCGGCTCGCGTTCCAGGTCAACGGCCGGACGGTCTACGCCCGCAAGGTCCACCACCGCGGGTACCGAGGTCGCCCGTTCCGCAAGCGCATGGCCGAGGAAGGCCTCCGGCGGACGCCGATGGCTGAGGAACTCATCAGGCAGTGGAACGAGGCGGCCTGACGTGGCGCGGATCGCCTTCCAGGCGGCCATGCGGGCCGCTGCCGTGACGCTCCTGACCGAGTACGCGGCCGACGCCGAGATCGCCTTGCAGGTCTATCCCGGCCGACCTCGCACCTTGCTCCCGCCGACGGCGTTCGTCGACGGCATCCGGGAGACCCTCCCGACCGACGGCTCGATGCTCGTCCGCCGGATCCCAACGGCGACCGTCGTCGTGCTCCACGGCCTCATGGACAGCAAAGAGGCTGCGGATCAGAAGGACGCGTTCGTCGACGGCTTCATCGACTGGACGCTCGACCGCCTGCACGCGGCCGGAGCCAACACGACGGTCGCGGTCACCGAGACGGAAGACCTCCCGAACTACGTCCCCGACTGGCTCCCACCCGAGCAGCAGAAGACCTACTACGCGTCCCGCATCGAACTGGAGGGCCTTGCCCTCAGCGGATGACGACTCCCTGACCGCGCCCCGGTCTGTAGGGGCACTCACCCGATAGCACAGGAGTCTCCGATGCCCATCCAGGGGTTCACCCGCCTTCGCAAGCATCTATTCGGTCGCCAGGCCGAGTTCGGGACCAAGGTCGCCTCGACTCGTGCCTACCCGTTCCGGGGCACGCCAACGCCCGATCTCAACTGGACCGATCCCGAGATCGACACGGGCTCGCTCGATCTCGTGGCCGCGCCCTACCCGGGCGCCCCGGACCTGACCGCCCCGCTGGACGCGCCGAGCCTCGACTACAACAGCCTCCCGATCCTGCACTCGGCGTTCTTCGGCGGCGCCGTCGACCCGACCGGTGGCGGGACCGCTCAGACCTGGACCTACGAGCCGGCCTCACTCACGGCCGAAGAGTTCGACCCTTACAGCTACGAGTTCGGCGACGACGTCCTGACCGACTGGTACCAGTTCGGTGACGGGGTCCTGGAGTCGTGGGAAGTCACGGGGCCCGAGGGTCTCGGTGTCCTGACTGTCTCGGCGTCGTGGCGCTTCGGCTCCGTGTCCTCGACCGGCTCGACCGACTACCCGGTGTCCGGCACCGTTCCGACGCCGGACCTGGTCGTCGACCCGAACGCGGCGTTGGTCTTCCTGAAGGACTGCGCAATCTACATCGCATCGGATCCGGACGACCTCAGCACAAGCCAGATCGAGGACGCGCTCCACACGTTCGCGCTCCGGTTCAGCCAGGAGCTCGACCAGAAGCGGTTCGCCAACGGCGACCAGTCGTTCGATATCGACGCCTACGGCCGCGGCGCCCGGACGATCGAGCTCGAGTGCACCTTCGCCAAGACGGACGACACCGTCGGCACGGGCTCCGAGTCCGACGCATGGATGAGCGACGCGGCGGTCACGCGCTACGTCAGGCTCGTCTTCACTTCAACGGTCGTCGCCGAAGAGGGCGCCCCGGACGTTTTCTACTCCTGGGCCGTCACGATGCCGATGCGGTACTACACCCGCGAGGAAGGCGAGATCGGCGGCAACACGACGATCGTCCTGACCGGCAAGGCGTTCTTCGATCCGATCGACTTCGAGAAGGTCTTCCAGTCGATCATCGTCAACACCCTGACGGCCGAGGACCTCGGCACGGTCGGTAGCTGACATGGCTACCGTCCCCTGTCTCTGCCCGCCAACCGCCGAGGGCGTGCGACACCCGGAGGGCGACACCGTCACCCTCCGGGATCCGCTCGACTTCCGGACGGCCGTGACGATGCAGAAGGCCGTGACGATCCTGTTCAGCGACCAGCCGGGCGCGTCGCCCGAGCAGGTTCTCGGCGTGCTGTCGGAGGCGTATGTCGTCCACGGCGTCGCGTCCTGGTCGGTGGTGGATGGGAAGGGCAAGCCGGTTCCCGTCAACCCGGCGACCGTCGCGGCCACCCTCCTCCCGCATGTCGCCGCCGCGATGGCTGTCGCCGACGAGGCCGACCCGCTGTACGCAAAGGCGGTGCTCGTCCCTTTGCTGGCGAAGGCGTCGAACTCCTCGCCGGGTACGCCGACGAGCGAATCGACGTCTCCGGCGACTGGATCGCCGCCCGCGCCCCTGAAGCCATTGAGGCCGTCCTCGACCTCCACTACCCCGACGGCCGACACCGCGACGACTTCACGGTCGCGCGCTGGCGGCTCCAGCTCCTCGCCGAGCTCGGCGTCGGCCGCGTAGTCCGCCGGCAACGTGCGGACGAGGACGCCGGCGTGATGAAGCTGCGGAGGTTCGGCCGTGGCGCTCGCTGAATCCGCCAAGCTCATCGCGGAGCTGTCCCTCGATCCCTCCAAGTTCACGCGGGGGGTCGGGCAGGCGCTCGGTTCGGTCGGTCGACTCGAATCCGGGCTCGGCCGAGCCGGCCGGGGCGCGGGCCAGCTCGCCGGCGGGCTGGCCCGTGCCGGGACGATCATCGCCGGGGCCGCAATCGCCGGGCTCGGCGGGGCGGCCAAGGCGGCCATCGACTTCGAAGACGCCTTCGCGGGTGTCGTCAAGACGGTGGACGAGTCCGAGCTACGGGCCGCAGGCCTCTCGTTCGACTCACTGGCCCGAACGTTCCGCGACATGGCGACGGAGATCCCGATCGCCGCGTCCGAGTTCGCGCGCATCGGCGAGACGGCCGGCGCACTCGGGATCAAGGCTCAGGACATCGACGACTTCACCAAGACCGTTGCGCTCCTGGGCGTCACGACCAACCTGACCAGCGATCAGGCCGCGGAATCGCTCGGCAAGATCGGGACCATCCTCGGCCTCACGGGAAAGGAATACGAGCACTTCGCCGACGTTCTGGTCAACCTCGGCAACAAGGGCGCCTCAACCGAGACCGAGATCATCGAGATCTCCAAGCGCTTCGCCGGAAACGCGCGGCAAGCCGGGCTCGCCACGGAGGCGATCCTGGCCCTGTCGTCGGCCGCCGCGTCCCTCGGGATCGAGCCTGAGGCGGCGGGTGGGGCCCTGTCGCGGATCTTCGCCAACATGGCCACGAACATCGCTCTGGCCAATAGCAAGGGCAAGGCCTTCGCGCAGGTCACCGGGCGGTCCCTGAAGGATCTCGTCGGCGCGATCGATCGCGGCGAGGCGCTTGGTGTGTTCACGGACTTCCTCGAGGGGCTCCGTGGGTTGTCACGGTCCGAGGCCGCGCTCGCCCTGAAGGCGTCCGGGATCGTCAACGTCCGTGACCGGGACGCGATCCTGAAGATGGCCCAGAACCTCGGGTTCGTGAACGACCAGTTGCAGATCGCCACGGACTCGACCGGCGCCCTGGGTGAAGAGGCACAGAAGCGGTTTGACACGGTCCGCTCCAAGATCACGCTCCTGAAGAACAACCTGATCGAGGCCGGGATCACCATCGGCGAGGGGTTCACGCCCGCCCTTGGTCGAGCCGCCGAGAAGCTGTCGGAGTTCCTGAAGAGCGACCGAAACTCGGCCGACCTCAAGAAGCTCGGGGAGGACATCGGGCGAACGATCGACTCGGTCGACTGGCGCGAGGTCCTCGACGGCGCCCGCTCGTTCGTCGACGTGCTCCGTGTCGCGCTCGACTTCGCGAAGGGGATCTTCGATCAGGTCAGCAAGCTCCCGACCGAGGTCAAGGCGGCGGGTCTCGGGTTCCTGGGCCTCAACAAGCTCTCGGGCGGCCTGATCGGCTCGGGCATCGGGAACATCGTCGGCGGCCTGACCCAGTCCATCGTCCGCTCGGTCGGCGCCCAGCTGCCCGGCATCGGTCGAGCCTTCGTACAGCCCGTGTTCGTCACCAACTTCCCTCCGGGGATTGGGCTCGGCGGCGCCGCTGGTGGCGCGGCGGCAGGCGCGGGCGGGATCACGGCCGCGGCGGTCGCGGGCGTGGCGGCATCTGCGGCGGCCGTCGTCGGAGCGGCGGTCGTGACTCAGAAGCTCATCGTTGAACCGGAACTTCAGAAGCAGGCCGGCACCAACATCGTCAACACGCGGGCCCTGATCGCTCGCGGCGACGCCAAAGAGTTGACCGACGCCATCAACGGGATCAAGGGCGACATCGACAAGCTGGACCCGCTCAAGCGCGCCCTTTTCGAACTCAACGCGGACGGGGTCAAGACCCACACCGAGGGCCTCATCGCGGCGCTGGAAGGAACACTGGCCAAGGTCACGAAGACCGACCAGACGGTCAAGGCGCTGAACGCGGTCCGGTTGGAGCAGCAGACCGGCCTCGCCAGCGTTGCCCGTCTGTCGGGTGAGGCATCCGAGGGAGTCCGGGCGGCGGCGGCCAAGGCCCGAGTCGATAGCCAGGCGCAGGTCCGAGAGTCCGAAACGACCCGCACGTCCCTTCGGACGGCGATTGCCCGGGACGAGGCCGCAGCCCGGAACTCCGGGATCATCGCGGCTTCCGCGATGGGCGTCGCCGCGACCCGGATCGTCGCCGCGATCTTCGCGGCTCGCCCGGTCATCCAGTCGACGACCGTCGTCAACCAGACGACCGTCTCCAACCGCTATTCGCAGCCACCGAGCCGCTACCGCGGGAACGAGCGGCTCTGATGGGGCTCCGCTACTTCTACATCGACGCCAACGGCGAGACGGCCGAGGCCACCGACCGCGTCCGCATCGGGTCGAGCGAACTGGTCACCTCCGCCGAGGAGGGCTATTCGGGATCGTCCACCATCGAACTGGACGACCCGGAGGGAACGCTCGACGCCGGGGGCCTGCGCAAGTGGTGGGTCACGCAGGACCTGGTCGATGCCGAGGCGGACGACACGGCCGGTGTCGTGTGGGTCGGCTACTCGGCCGAGCGCAAGGCGCAGCGGGACGTCGAGCGGACCGGCCAGGCGGCGCACTGGGACGGCTCCGTCACCGACCTCAATGCCGTCCTCGAGGACCGGATCCTGTTGGGCGACGACTGCGACCGGCCGGCCGAGACGGACGTCGAGCGGCTGGCATGGGTCCTGTCCCGGCCCGAGGTCTCGTTCACGGGCGGGCCCCTGGTGACGACCGAGGACCCGGTCGACATGGACCCGGCCGACTATCGCAAGCAGCACGTCCGGGACGTCATCAACGACTGCGCACAGGAGTCGGGACGCAACTGGTTCCTGCGCAGCGTCGCGTCGGGCGACGAGGAAGATCCCACGGCCTTCGAACTGGCCTACCAATTCGACGCTTCCGAGGCCTGGCCATCGGACGTACGGATCTCCAACGTGCTGGCCGACCACGACCCGGACAACCTGACGTTCGCCGCCTCGCGCGACGCCGAGATCGAGGTCACGCCGTCCCGGGTCTACTCGGGCGTCGTCGTCGACTATGACGGCGGGTGGGTCTACGTCGAGCGCGAGTCGACGATCGAGAACTTCCGGCGTCGGGACACGACGATGATGGCGCCGAACGTGAAGTCGGCCGCCACGGCCCGGGCCCGGGGGCGGCGCTATCTCCGGGACCTCGCGACCGAAGAACACGTCATCACCGTCGCGATCCAGGTCCCGCCTGAGCACCTGAACCGGCTTCGCGCCGGGCAGCGAGCACAAGTCAAGTTCACGCACCTGGGCCCGTGGTATCGCGAGTGGACATGGCTCCGCGTGGTCAGCCGGACGGTCCGGGAGCTCACGCCCGAGGTCTACGAGATCGCGGTCGAGCTCACGACCGACAACCCGGCCGACGTGGCGTTCTGCCCCAACCCGACCCCGGCCGGTGACTTCTGGCCGCTCGGCGGCTCCGGCAACACGCCCAACCCGTCGGCGTCCGGGAACGTGCTGTATCTCCGCCCGGGGATCGCCTTCCCGCGCGCCGTCACGCCGGGCCACGTCGGCGTCTGGCACTTCCCGCAATACAGCGCGGGCGGGGAGGGGCTCACCGACTACGCCGGCGACTGCGTCCAGAATCACCTGCGGTTCGTCGTGGTCGGCGACGGGACCATGAGCATCCAGACGCAGCAGCACATGGGTGCTCACCGCCCGCTCACCGCCCGCCTCTTCCACCTCGTCGGGAACACCTCGGTCGTTGATGCCATGTACCAGGAGTCGGCGGGCGACGAGTTCGTCATCCCGATCTCGACCCACGGCGGGACCATCTGCACGCACTGGGTGGACATCAAGGACAACCACAGCGCGTGCGGCGGCAAGTGGGGCTGGTCACGGATGACCTGGGAGCCGACCGAATGACCCGCCCGACCCTGCCCGGCTCGACGCACCACCTGCTAGCGACTGGCTGGCTTGGCCGCGAGGCCCCTACGTCGCTGGGTGACGCGCCCGAGCCTATCGACCGCCTCCGCGCGAACGGGATGGCGTTCTACCCCGTCCGCGTCCAGCTGGGCGATGAACCCGAAGAAGACCCGCCTGAGGAGCCCGCACCATGAGCACCGCCGTTCCCATCGCCCTGGTCGAGGGGTTCGATCACCTCGCCGCCGCCCAGCTGCCGCAGAAGGGGTGGGCGATCACGCTCGCGAACAACAACGCCGCCAGCGTCAGCAAGATCCCCGGGCGCGTCGACGGCGAGGCGATGAGTCTCACGTGCGCGAGCAACGAGACGGCCGTGGCCACCCGCCTGTTCGACCCCACGGATGCCTTTGCCGTCGGCGTCGCGATGCGCCGGAACGGCGCGAACGCGTATGAGCCGATCCTGGTGCGGACCGCCGCGGGGACGAACGCCGTCCGGATCGCCGTGGATGCCGATGGGCGGCTATCTGTCCTGAACGCGGCCGGAACCGCCCTGATCGAAATCGACGCCGGCCGGCCGGCGATGGTCCTTGACGTCTGGCACTACATCGAGCTCATCGGCACGATCCACAGCTCGACGGCGACCGTCACGCTCCGGCTGGATGGCGTTGACTACGCCACGGCCGAGAACGTCAACACCGGCTCGACGGACGTGGCGATGTTGACGCTCCGGTCCTACGCCTGCACCAGTTTCGTCCGGCGCACGGACTTCGACGACCTGTACGTGGCGTCGGTCGATACCCCGCTCGGCGACTGCATCGTCCGGACTCGCCTCCCCGACGCCGACGGCAACGACGAGGACTGGACTCCCGACGACGGCGACGACGGCGCTGCCCGTGTCGACGATCCCACGAGCCACGACGGCGACACGTCCTACGTCGCGTCGGCGACGGTCGGGGATCAGTCGACCTACGCCTATCTCCCGATCACCGACGAGGACGTCGAGGTCCATGCGGTGGCCGTCAGCATCGCCGCCCGCAAGACGGACGGCGGGACCCGGACCCTCGCCCCGCTCGTCCGCCACGACGGGACCACCGTGACCGGCCCGACCGGCCCCGGCCTCTCGACCGACTACCTCGTCCAGCAGACCGTCTATGACGTCAACCCCGAGACGACCGAGGACTGGACTCTCGGCACGGTCTCGGCGTCCGAGTTCGGCGTCGAGGTCATCGAGTGACGCATCGCGCTACCCAGGTCGCCGTCGAGACGCTGGCGAGCGTCGAGGACCCCGAGGTCCGCGCTACCCAGGTCGCCGTCGAGACGCTGGCGAGCGTCGAGGACCCCGAGGCCCGCGTCACCCAGGTCGCCGTCGAGACGCTCGTCTCTCGCGGGAGCGTGGTCCTGTGGCTCGAGGCCTGGAACGTCGTGGACGACGACCCCGACACGCTGGATCCGGTCGCCGCCGAGTTCAGCGAGGTCCTGCGGGTCACGCTCGACGACGCCTATCGCCTCGCGACCGCCAACCTCCTGATCGGCCATGAGAACGCCGGCGAGGTCACCTACACGATCGAGGGCGCGAACACCGAGAACTACAGCGACGCCGTCGAGCTCGCCATCCGGACGTTCACCGCCACAGGCTCGTTCACGCCGGACGCCGTCGCGTTCAGCTGGGGGCTGCCGACGGCGTATCGGTTCTACCGCCTGATCGGTCCCGGCGGGCAGGAGGGCCGGATCCACGACCTCCAGATGTACGACTTCGGCGCCGTCCCGGAGCATGTGCACTCGATCCCTCACGCCGACACCACCGGCCAGACCCCCGACGACCACCACGACGAGGACCACGCCAGCCGACACGCTGCGGACGGCGACGACCCCGTCAGTCTCGAGCTAGACGACCTCGCCGACGTCGACACGACCTCGACACCGCCCGAGGACGGGCAGGCGCTCGTCTATGACGACGGCTCGGGGCTCTGGGTCCCGGGCGACGTGGCCTCAGGAGGCGGCGGCGGCGGGGGCGGCGCCTACGCTGAGACGATCGGCGACACGTCCACGACCAGCTTCCCGATCGTCCACGACCTCGGGACGACGGACGTCGTCGTCGCGCTCTGGGATCTGACCGGCTCCGATCCCGTCCTGGCGACCGGCGACGCGGCGAGCATCGAGGCGACCGACGCCGACACCGTGACCGTCACCTTTGCGATGGCTCCGGCGACCGACTCGTATCGCGTCGTCGTGGTCGCGGGCGGCTCGGGCGGGGGGGGCACGGTCGCGGGAGTCACGATCATCGTCGAGCCTCACGGGATCGTCTGGTCAACATCCGTGACGGCCGTCCACGGCTCCAGCGCGACGCACGTGATGCCCGTCCGGATCCCCGCGCCGATGTACCTCCGTGGGATGTGGTTCATGGTCACGGCCAACGGCACCGGCACTTATCAGTGGGGGCTCTTCGATTACTCGGCCAACCCTGCGGCTGCAACCAAGCTCGCGGGCGGCTCGGGCACCCTGAACAGCGGCGCCGGAGAGAAGGAGATCGCGGCGAGCGGCGGGCCGATCCTGATTCCCGCCGGCGCCTACATGCTGGCCTACCAGTCGTCGGCAACGAACAACCCGACGCTCCGATTTACGACCTTCTCCACGATCCCCGGGGCGTTCCGCCGGTTCAAGT